TCCGCAACAACTGCAAATATCTTTGTGCCAGACTTGATAGACTGACTTGCCGGATAAAATTGTTGTTGCTGGACTTGACCAGTTGAACCATTGGTAAACTGAACACCTAGGAAAATACCGGCGGGAGTGGCGGTTGCTGTGCCTGCGTCCTTCTCGATTGTTCCACCAGAAACACGTTTTACTACATCACCATAGAAAATGCTCGTAGCATAGCCACTTGCAATTTCCATCTGGCGGGTTGCACCAGCGAATACCTGTCCACCTATTAGGTTTACAGGCTTCAACCCGTACGGCGCTGAAACAGTAGGATAAGCCATTTAGAACTCCTAAAATTAAGTTATTTAGCCCCACGACCGAACGACGTTGAGGATTTACGCTCACTAAAAAGCGGCATCCGTGCATCATTCTGTTGCATGAAGCTGTTATCTACGGCCTGTATCTGATCATTGGACGCTTTTTGAAAATGCGCTGCGCGTTGTTCCATAAATTCTTTAGGAATCTTACACAGCAAAAGCCCACCGATTTCGATATTGCCTTTAAATCTACTCTGTGGGTCAGCAAAAACGTGCATATGCGGCTGTTCTTCCGCTTTAACAGGTTCCCAACCTTCCCGAAGTTTTGCAGACGTGTTCGTGGGGTCAAATTGACCCAAAAGAGCCGTCCGTATCCACCTGAAGGAATAGCCATCCTGCGGTTCAGGTGTAGGCAAGCCTCCGGGTTGTGTCCAATGTGTTTTGCGCTGCGTATTTACGCGGGTATCTAGTTCACGAGCGAGACGGTTTTCAGCCATTTGAGGCCTCCTGTGCGGCAACTTGTTTAGCGTAAAGGTCTAGGGGTACACCAAGCCGTTTAGCTATACTAACTTGCGTTTTAGTTAAAATAATCTTTTTAGCTCCTGTTGAGCGTTGTACCGGTGCGACAACATTTGCAGATTTTCTAACTGCACTGCCGTTATAAGCCGAACTATCTGCGCTTTCTGGTTTAAATACGTCAGAAAACCGTTGTTTCATGTGCGCATCAATTTGTGCGAAATACTCGTCACCACGCGGGTCTACACCCGATCCAACCAACTGCTTGTGGCGCACAAGTGCGCTTGCAGTCATTTCTTCGTCGTTCCCAAACCACTGGTTTCTGGCTTGCCAGCGCAAAGTTTTATCATCGGCTCTGGGAGATGCTTGGACGGTTTGTGGTATTTCTACGCTACTATTTTCATCTTGTAAAGGGGTTGGTTTAAAATTTTTTGCTTGTTCCATCCGCATTTGGGCGGTTGTCAGCGCCGCTTGCGCTTCAATCATGGCATCTGCGTCAAATGCTTCGTGGGCTTCTTTAAACTGCTTTTTGGCAATTTCGTATTCGGCTTGTGCTGCTGATTTTAAAGTGCCAGCATAAGCTTGTTCACCGGTCGAAACATACTGTTTAAGACGTTTGTTTTCATCAACAAGGGTACGCGCCACTTTTTCAAGTTCTTCGCGTTCGCGCATGACTGTTTCTTTAGCACGCCGCTCATCGTGTTGTTTGTGGCTTATCTCCTTGATTCTACGGCGAACTTTTTCACCATAAGATTCAAGTTCTTCGTCCGTAACATCTTCAACATTTGTCGCAGGTTCATAACCACGGTCTTGTTCAGGCGTGTCATCTTTGACTTCAATATCAACGTCGCCTTCAATATCAAATTCTACTTTGTCGTTTTGTTGCGATGCAGCATTTTGTTCTGCTTCCAATTCATCTGGAAACTTGTATGCTTCTGCCATGTGTTTCTCCTTATGCGCGAGCTATGCCGCGTGGGTCTTCGACGACACCTTCAACCATGTCATCACTAATCATGCGGAATTCGCGGTTGTGAATCTTGATCCGTGAACCCGTATTCGGACGTACCAGAATGAAATCACCTTGTTTGCACCACGGGCCACTGGGGAACCGTTTCTCGTCCCTATAACAATCAGGGCCGAGCGCAACAACAAACAGCACCGTAGTCAGGCGTTCTTCATGCGACATGGTGACATCTGCTTTAACAAGACCGCTCTCATAAGTTCCGTCAATCTCAGGGATTGCACAAAGTATGTGATACCCAGACGGTTGCGGGAGTTGCTTTGCTTTTGCTTCTTGTGTTTCCGGCAGAACGGTAGACTGTTCTGGATTGTCAGGGTTCTGACCAATCAGTATTTCACTCATTTGCGTCTGTCTCCAGATGTTTAACAAGGTCTAATATGTGACGCTCTGCAAAGGCTAGACCTTTAATTACCCCACAGAGATGCTGATACTCATCAAAAGTTTTGCAGACGCCGTTTGCTAGATCGTCCGAGTAATTGTTCATGTCATTGCGCAGGGTCTTTTTTAGCTCCTCTGCGAACCTCATATACATCATTGCTTAGTCTCCTTGGAGTTTTGCTGTGCCCTACGTGCTTCTTCTTTATGCTTTGCCATATCAACGCCTATCTTTGTTCCTTCCATTTGTTGACGGCCTTTGATTTCTTCTTCGCGCAACCGGATTTCGTCTGCTTTAGCAGCAATATCCGCCATATCTTTTTTAGACTTGCGTTGTATTTCCTGCATTTGAATTTGCATCTTAGCTTGTGACTCTTGCATTTGAGCTTGCATCTGAGCTTGTGCTTCTTGGGCTTTAGCTTGACCCTCTTGTTGTTTTAACTGCAACCCTTGCTGCTTTATCTGCAACTCTTGTTGTTGAAGTTGAATCAACGGGTCTTGAGCGTTTTGTTTAGCTTGTTCCTGCCCTGCCAACGCTTTACTCTGCGCCAACACTTGTGGAGCAGCTTGTGCCAACAACTGCGACAACTGATACTCCATCTCAGGCGGCAGCCCTTCTTTAGAGTCTGGCAATGCTGCACCCAGCGCGTCAGATATTTTGTTACGATAGGCAAACCCAACGTGTTCTGTAATGTGAGACAACATCGCTGCTTGAATAGCTTGCGCTTGTGGGTTTTGACCAATTAGCTTTTGTATAATAGGGTCTTGTGCAGCGGCGTTATGGACTGCAATGTGGGACTCGTGATCCTGATATGCAAACGCTTTAACCGGTTTGCCAGACAAAACATTTTGATTTTCTTGCACCGGATCAGTTGGTTTTAGATCATCTACGGTTGGAATAAGCTTTTCTATGTTTTTAATGCCCAATACCTGCAACATCTGCCGGTGTAGTTCTGGCATGTCATAAATCTGAGGCGAAGTCGTTGATAGCTGCAATACCGCTTGATACTGTGCAATCCGCTGGCTCATCGTAGCCGTATTGGGATCAGACACCGGTATTATTTCCAAATGCCGATAGTCCTCATACTTAGCTTTGCGGCCCTGCTTTCCGTCTACGTCGTACGGATACTCTTCGTTAGCCGGTGAATCTTCGCGTACTAACTCTGCAATTAACTGCAACTCTTGTTTAAACGCGTAATGCACCCGCGCTTGCACCGCTGACATCACTTTTAACTGGCGCTCAAGCAAAGCCAGCGTTGTGCCTACAGGGGCTTGCGCTGACATATCAGATACTTTCATATCCGCAGTAGCCGCAAAGCGACGCCCTTCTTCCACAATCTTGTCCAGCAACCCAGACAGAACCATGCTTGGTTCTTTATACGGCAGCGGAAGAATGTTGTCTTTTATAGACCCAGAACCAATATCCACGTCACGAAACTCACCCGGAGCAATCGGCGTGTCATCTCCTTTAATCCGCAGACCCCGTGATTTCAAACCTCCGGGAAGATTACTTAGCGTCCCAGCGTCAACTAGCTGGCGAATGATGCTCGTTGCGCTTTTAGCAAACCCACCAATTAAGTGAAACAGGCCAAAGCCATAAGCACCAAAGCCGGGAATGTATTGATAGTGAACGTAGTGCAACCGTTTTTGCCGTTTTTTGTCGTCTTCTTTCCAGTTACGGCGAATAGACAAAATCTGATCTGTGCCATCAACAAACGTCACAATATACGGCAACGCCAAACCCGTTGGCTCATCATCTTTGTCCGTGTCCTCAAACCCCGGCAAATCAAGGTCAACACACGCTTCATAGATCGTATACCGATCATCGTTTATGGAAGATACGCCCATTTCTAAATCTTTGCGTTTCTGGATATCTGTGTTTGTTTTGAGCGGTTCACCCAAGTCCACGTCTAACCAAAACCCGTTGTATTGCAACACCGCTACTTCGTTTTTAGTTTTGCGCATCCGGTGCGTAATACGATGGCATGTCAACAATTCAGACGCGCCATACGGCAGCATAATATCTTCAGCCGGTACAAACACCGAAGTCTGGCGCTCTAGCACTGGGTCTTTATAGACTTTCTTAAAGGCTGACCCCGCCCCCGGAAGGCTCCACAACATGCGCTCATGCTCAGGACGAAACTCGGTCATATTCTCCGTCAACTGCCAATTCATATCTTCTGACACACGCGCTGCTGCTGCATCTTTATCTATTGTCTGTTTACCAACAATTTTAGTTTTAACCGGCCCCGCAGCGGGGAAGGTCTCCATAATTGTCTCAGACTGAAACCGCACTACAGCCTCAGTTATCATCGGGTGATACACACCACACGCTCCGGGCCACGGTTCCGTGCGGTTCTCGTATTTAAGACCCAGCAACTGAATACCGTCTTTCATCATCGTTTCCCAATCTTTGCGGGAATTGATGTCGTTTTTAATGTCAGCAGATAAATCAGAGACCAAAGTCTGTAAAGCACGCTCGTCCATTTCTTCCGCAAGGTTAGCGTTAAAATCTTCTGAGCCTTCTTTCCCCGGTTCTATTGAAATCTCAATCCCACCCGCGTTGATGCTTACTTCCTCGGGGTCAACATTCTCAATGTCAACATCTGGTTGATCTTGCGACATCGCGTCGATGCTTTGTGGTGCCTGATACAAACTTTTATCCATAGCCATGATTTATCCTCGTAAACTCGGTGCCTTAGTAGTACGCCATGCTGCGGCGTGGCCTAAATTCTTTAACAGGTTCTGCTTCGTCCAGTGCTGTGCCTACGAACCCGCCTTGCCTAAACCGTAGCAACGCTTGTGTTGTCGTATCCACAAAGTCGTCATGTTCTCCAACCGGAAACGCCGCCATTTCTTCAATAACCTCGTGCGCCCAGCGTTCATCGGGTGCCCAAATCCGCCCACTGGCAAATAAATCAGCCACCGCGTTTACACGGACAACCTTGTCATTACCCCGGCTTGGCGTGAACTCCTGCACTGGAATCCCCGCCATACGCAATTCTTGGATCAGCGGCGCACCTGCCGCTTTTTTCTCAACAATGAACGCATCCGGTTTCCAATCTTTATAGTGATTAAGCGCAACTTCTTTTAGCTCAGGGAACTCCATCCGATCTTTAAAAGCGTCCAGCAGTATCACTTGAGGCGCATTCTTCTCCTCCTCGTTATACCACACCCCCCACGTTGTACAGGCGCTATAGTCAGCGGAGGTCTTAGCTTCAAAGGCGGTATCCCATGACTGAATTACAAACTGACAAGCAGGGGGGCGCTCATAAGGCCACATCCGCCACATCTCTCGCTTAATAATAGCTACAGTGTCAGAGGTCGGTTCCTGCTGATACTGGGCGTTCCAAAAGCGGGGGAGTAACGACGCCTTTGTTTTAAGTAGTTCTTCTACGGGCCACTTCTCAGGCCACAGCGCTTTACCTGACGGCAAGATAGCGGGGAGTTCAACAATCTCCCACTGATCCGCTTCTGGGTTTTTAGTCTGATAATCAATCAACTTGGCTGTTAAATCTAGCTGCCCCCACCGAGTCATCACCACAATAACCGAACCACCCCACATCATACGCTGCCGTGGGCCGGTTTGATACCAGTTCCACGCTTGTTCAAACGGTAGCTTAGACCCACTCTTCAAGTCCTGTTCAGAGTGCGGGTCATCTATAACCAGTAGGTTAGCGCCACGTCCAGCCAGCGCACCACCAGTACCTACCGCGTAATACTTGCCTCCTTTGGCTGTATTCCACGACCCCGCGCTCTTAGAGTCTGCGCTCAGTTCAGTGCCGGGGAAGATTTCTTTATATTCAGGTGAAGCAATTAAGTTACGCACCCTACGACCAAAGTCCTCAGACAGAGACGACGTGTGCGTTGCCATAATGATTTGGAACTCTGGATGATGCCCCAGCAACCACGCTGGCAGCAAAAACGAAGTCAATTCCGATTTACCGTGGCGTGGGGCAACATTGATGATGACGCGTTTCTTTTTGCCATCCAGCACGTCTTTAAAAAGCTTTGCCATAATCTTGTGGTGTGCGCCAACGGAATAGTTGGGATACACCTTTTTGGCAAACTCAATCAACGATGTCTGGGCGGCAGCAACTTCCAACCGCTTGATTTTTTCTTCAAGCAGCGTCAGTAGTTCTTCTTTTTGTTCACGCTGCGCTGGCATTAAGCTCTTCCAGTTCTGGTGGAATATCCGCTACTTTGCCTTCAACCACTTGCATCAAGTCCATATACTTATC